AGCATAGGTTGTAACAGTTCCGCTAATTGCAGAAGCAATACCTGCGCCCCCATTACCGCCAAAATCGCCAGTAGGGGATGTTGATAAACCAACAGTCCCAGCACCTCCGCCACCCCCACTAGCATACAAAGTTGTATATTTTTTTCCAAGGCCGCCAGAATTTCCTTGACCTAATATTCCTGCGCCAGCAACTGTTGGTGAAGCGGCAGGAGTTTCATATGTACCACCACCACCGCCAGAACCGCCAGCACTACCATTACCGCCATTGTAATTGCCACCAGTACCACCACCAACAGTAGTAATTGATCCAAACACAGAGTTAACCCCATTAGCATTGCTACTGCCACCAGCACCGACAGTAACCGTATATGAGGAGCCAGCCACAACAGGAACCATGCCGGTTAATAAACCACCAGCGCCCCCGCCACCGCCAAGAGATGACCCACCCCCTGCACCACCAGCAACGCAAAGGTACTCTACAAATTGAGGTGGATTAAATGCTGACCATGCGCCTTGACGAATGGCTTGGTTAACTTGTCTGAGTGTAAAAAGACCTTGTGCCATATATCCTCAGAATGTAATTGTTCCAGATGCTACAAACTTATACACACGCCAGCCGCCTGTTGTGTATGTTTCTGGTGAGCCTGTGGTTGATGTAGCAGGGGCTAAGTAAGATGGGTAACGGATGACTACGATGCCTGAGCCGCCGTTGCCACCTGATTTACTAGACCTACCAGCAACACCTCCACCGCCACCGCCAGAATTATTTAATCCAGTTGTTGGTGAAGATTCAGTAGATGAGACATACGCACCACCATTACCGCCACCAGCCGCACCTAATCCACCAGTTGTAGAGTAAGAGCCGCCGCCGCCGCCACCCGCATAAAATATTTGTGCGCCAGAAATAGAAGATGCGGTTCCTGTGCCGCCATTCCCTGCGGGTATTACAGATGCACCTGTTAAAGCAATTCCAATGCTTCCAGAGCCGCCACCGCCACCACCACCATTTGTACCGCTTGAAGCAGAGCCACCATCAAAACCTTGTCCAGCCGTTCCAGTTCCTCTTGTACCGTTGCTACCACCGCCGCCGCCAGAACCGCCATTGCCACCAGCACCGCCAGAATCGTTATAACGACCACCGCCTCCACCGCCTGTTGCCGTAATAGTTGTTACGCCAGCAATGCTTGAATTTGTACCTTGTGCGCCAACACTTGTAGAACCAGCCGCACCACCTCCAACAGTTACAGTAATTGCAGAACCTATTGTTACAGCGTAACCAGTAGCCGATAAAAGACCACCAGCACCTCCACCACCGCATCCATTGGTATCGCCAGTAACTCCAGCACCAGAACCCCCGCCAGCCACGACAAGGTATTCCACCGCTGTGACAGGGTAGTTAATGCCAGTCAAACCAGCAGAGAGAATCCCACCAACTTTCGTAAGAGACATAAAAGCCTCCTATTAAGATGTGATTGCTTCAAATGTGGCTGTATAAACCAATGCGCTGGCTGTTCCAGAGATCACGCCTACAGACTGGTTTTCAGTCACATAAAACGATGAGGTCTTATCAGTCACAATCAATGATGCGTTTGGAGGCACACTGATCTGATACGCAATGCTATATGCAGTGCCAGAAGCAAACGTGGGATTGTTTGAAATCTGTACTGTGCAGTTTGCCGCAGATGAAGTGACGTTAGCCACAACAATGCTAGTGACACGATTGACCGTGCCAACAGCAGGTGTAAGACCAGTCAACGCCGTAGTGCCGTTGTAAGTCCATGCAGTCGAGACACTCGTAGCACTAGGAGTGACATACGCCACATTCCCATAAATACTTGTGACGTTGACAATATTAGGATTTGCCATGTTTATCGCTCCTTAGAATCCAAAAATCATTGCCATCGCAATGGCTTTACCAGTTGAAATACCAGCGGTACCAAACGACAAATTACCTGCACCGTCCGTCACAATTGCTTGAGTTGCTGAACCGTCCGTCGTTGGATACTTTAACGCCGCAGGGTTGTTGAACAAAAGCTTAACAGTGCCAGAAGCATTTTTTGTGTAAACACTCATGTCCGCATTGGCAATGTTCAAAGCCAGCTCACCACTGACCAAATTGCCAGAGGACGGGACTGTCGTCGCTGTAGTGCTGTAGTACAGCGAAATAGGGGTGAAATTCGTTGCCGCCATTAGAAGGTTCCTCCAGAGATGCCGCCAGTTATGCCTGTCCCAACCGTCAACACACTCGTTGACGAATTATAGGAAAGATTTGCCGATTGAGCCAGTGCGCTGGTGCTCGAAGCGTATATGACCCCGTTGGCGGTAAACGTGGACAAATTGGTTCCGCCATTTGCGGTTGGAAGGACGCCCGTCACGCCAGAAGTCAACGACAGACTGTCCGCTTGGGACAGGTTTAAGGTGTCGCCAATCTGGAGCTCCTGTACGGACGTTCCGCTGAGAACAAGTGAGTATTTGGATGCCATTTTTTAATCCTCAGAAGCAGGTTACGTTGACGCTGGTAACCCCATTGTGCAACAGCACAGGGAAGAAACCATTTGCAATTGGAACATCAACTACTGTTACGCCAGAATGCAATGTGACAGGGAAGCCAGTGGAGAGCAATTGCCAATCTGGAACGCCGCTAGTTACCCTCAAGGCATAGCCTTCCGTGCCAATAGCTCGTTTAGTCAACGTCGTAGAGTTTGACGCATACAGCAGATCACCAGTGGTGTATGAAGTCTGACCAGTTCCGCCATTTACAGCAGTCACTGGAGCGGTCAAAGCAAATTGAGTTCCTGTCAGCGTTAAACCGTTGCCTGCTGTGTAAACCTGAGCTGAAGAGATCTGAGCAAACGTAATAGCTGTTGTACCAAAGGTGATCACACCTGTTGTCGTACAGACGTACGTCTCACCAGCCCCTGTGCTACCAGCCTGAACAAAGAAAGCGTCGTTATAGCCTAGAGAATTGGGATCACGAAGACCGTAAGTGTTTGCATCAGTTGCGCGAGTCAGAACCCAATTGGTTGAAACTGTACCAACGGTGGTTACGGTGTACACACCGTTCTCAGCTTGGGCTGTTTGGTTGTAAATCAACACACGCATACCAACGGTTGTCAGAACACCGTCAATGGTCAAAGCCGCCTGAGTGCCTGCATTGGTCAAAGTAGCGCCAACACCAGACGCGCCGTTGTTGTAAGTTGCGGTTAGGTTGCCAACCGTATTGGGTGACTCAACGTAGACAGGATCATGGTATGAGATGCCCTGCGTAACCAGTCCATCAACGTACTGTTTTGTTGCAACTTGCAAGTTAGTCGTTGGATCTTGCGTAACAGCTACAGATGTCAAACCACCCAAGGTGGAGGCTGTAGCGCCAAGAACAATGTTTGTTGTACCAACAGTCAGCGAGCTGTTAGACAACTGAGCGTTTGTAACAGTTCCACTCAAGTCAGTCGTTGGGACTGTCGCGCTAGCGGTCATGGCTGTTACGCCAGTACCTTTAACGTAACCAGTCAGTGTATTTGCACCAGTACCACCGTTTGCAGGGTTTAAAGTACCAGCAAGGGTAACTGCACCGCTTGTAGCTGTTGCAGGCGTAAGACCTGTAGTTCCTGCGCTGAATGTGCTAACCAAGGCGGTTGTGCTACTTGCCGCAGTAAGCTGACCCTGCGCATTAACTGTGATGTTGGCGGCAATATAGCTACCAGCAGTCACAGCGGTGTTGTCAATTGAGATCGTGCCTGTTGAAGTGATCGGGCCACCTGTCAAGCCAGTGCCAGTGTTGACCGTTAAAACACCCACACCAGACGAAGCAAAGGCAGTCCATGCGTTGTTAAGGTAACCCTCAAACACCAACGAGTCAGTGTTGTAGCGAATCATGCCGTTGACAGGGGTACCGGGTCTCGCCGCGGTGCCACCTGCTGGTACGGAAATGCTACCCGTGCCGGGGATCACTGGGTTCGTTGCAATGCTGATTTGAGGCGTTGTTGTACCGTTTGCAACCGTGATTTGATTTACTGTGCCAGCAACATTGGTTACTGTACCGTCACCTGCACCAATCGTTGTCCAAGAGCTACCAGCATAAATCTCAAAGCGAGCTGTGTCTGTGTTGTATCGAATGTCGCCATTTACTGGAACGGCTGGGCGCTGAGCTGTTGTGCCAGCAGGTACTTGTACGCTCTCAGTCCCGGGGAACACCGCGTTGTCCGCAATAGCAAATGTCGGATTACCCGAGGCACCATTACCGTTGGCAATAGAAACTTGATTAGCAGTTCCTAACAGATCACGACCAGACACCGTAGTGCCAGAGTTAGTCAGAGCAAGAACGCCTGTTCCTGACAAGTTAGCCACCGATGCGGCAACGCCTGTCAATGAGAATGTTGGGTTGCCAGATGCTCCAGCACCATCAGAGACTGTTAAACCGTTACCAGACGTCGATAAGGTGCGTCCTGCTACTGTTCCACCAACTTTGGCAATAATCCCGTTAGAAGCCGTCTCAAGGCTTCCTGAGACCCCATTTAAGGTTACCTGAAGGGTAGATTGCGCGCCACCATCAACCAAACCAACACCAGTACCGCCAGACAGCGCACGACTGTTAGCCAATGTAGGTTCTTGGTTCTTTGTGATGAACGTCTGTGTTTGGATCGGAGATCCTGCAAGCGCGGCAGTCGTCGTCTGTACGGTCTGACCATTCTGTACGATAGGGACAGCTTCTGTACCAGTAATCGCACCAGCGGCAGGTAATTGTGTGATCGTTACTTGTGCGGACATATTATGGGCTCAGTTGGTCAAGGTTACCGTTATTCTCAGGATCCTGAGTGTTACCTTCGGTCGAGATGGTGAAGCTACCACCAGTGATACCGTTTTGGGTAGTGACAATGTTGTTGTCATTGGCGGCAACGCTCACGTCAGGACGTGGGAATCTGATCGTTATTCTCTCAGTTTTTCGGGCTGGAAGTCTATAGGGATCTTTCTCGTCAGCACAGTTTTGCCCACAGACTTGGAGGCCGGGGAAGTTCGGGTCTGGTCTCATCTCATCATGGGCGCGCTTCATCTTACAACGATCACAGATCGCTATTGATAAAGTAGCGTTTCCACGAGTGTCGAGAAAGACTGGCATTATCTTGTGTACACCGAAATGTTAGGAGCAAAGTAGATTGGAGACTTGTCGCGCTCTTCCTGCTCAACTTCGTTCAGGTACTTCTCAGCTTGTCCTTCAAGGTACTGGATGCGCTGGAGGTC